GGCTGATCCAGTATTTCGATAATGTCTTTCGCCTGCACATCGTGAATCGTGGCGTCCTCTCGCGCTCGTGTCAGCGGAGACACGATACGGATACGATTCACCCATCCGGCTACATGACCACTGCTCATTTGAACCGCTTGGGATGTAAGTATTTCCCGAGCCGTGAGGCGTTGGGATGCGAGGCGTGCGCGGCCTTCAGTCCAGCCGCTTTCTCGACATGCGCCGGTTTGCCCTTCATCGAGCCACTGGCGAAGTCATGCAACTGGCCGAGACTCATCGACTGCCGCAGTTTCTCCGCCATCGGGAATGTGGCGCCGTGCTCGGCCGCGGCCATCAGGCGTTGCTGCGCTTTGCTTTTGGCTGGCATTAGGCCCCGCTAATCTTGTTGATGCGGAGAAACACGCGATCCGCTTCGGTCAGGCTGAACGGCCACACCGCTGGCGGCGGATAGAGCGGTTCCGGCTCCGTGTGCGACAGGCCCGCTTCACGGAGTGCCTGCTCCAGCGCCTTCAGTTCAATCGTGCAACGTTCGCGGGGCGTAAACATGGTCTGGTCCCGGCTCAGTATCGACGCTAAATCTACGCCTGTCAACAGCCAGTCCATTGCACATTCTTCCGAACGATGACATGGCTTGGCTTGTCCCGCTCGATCGCCGCCTTCATCTGCTCCCATCTGCCCTGATAGGCCGGCATCTGATGCCCCTTCTCATCAAACACCATCACCATGCCGTTTTCGTAAACGTAAACATTCTGGATCATGCGAGCCAGCTTCCTTCCCCGGTCGGCAGTCTCACCGTGCTGCCCTTCATCCGTGGTTTCTGCGCCACGACCGGCGCCGCAAACGTCAACGCCAACGCGTCCCCATCGTCCGGACTATCCACGCCGCGTTTCTTCATATCCTCTTTCGACTCGAGCCACACCTTCTGGCGGCTGTTCGGTCGCGTGCCTGGTGAGGTTAGGTCTACTTCGAGATCCTGCGACTTGTCGATCGCCCCCGTCAGGAGCCATTGCTTCATCGATCCCCACATATAGTCGCGCATGTAGCGGAACTTCTCATCCGGGGAGTCAGCCCCGAAGTTGACTTCCTGAATGTTCCGGTGGCCTTGCTCTCTCAGGCGTTGGGCGATCGGACCAGCAATACCGGCGGAGTCAAGGAACAGCATGGCTACGCGCCGACCGTCGTATTCGGTGGTCAGGACTTGGGCCAGCTTACTGGTCAATACGGCAGGGTCGCGCGTGAATTCGCCCTTGATTCGAATTGCTGGAATAGACCGTCCATCCATGCCACGGCGAAACCGAATGACGTTATCGTCGGCGCCGCCCCACGCCAGGTCACAACCCGCGACCAAGGGCGTGTCTGGTAACTCGAGTGCGGCGCGCGTTTGAGCGGCCCTGACACGTTCAGCATCAATGTACTGGAGCTCGGCAGCATTCGGAGGAAGACCGCGCACGCGAACGCGGAAGAAGTCACTGTCCTCGCCGTAGTCCTCGAGCCACTCCGCAATCTGTGCTTTGTTCGTGAACCGGCTTTCGCGGCTGTCAACCGTTGTGACTTTGTAGCGGGACCTGAGCGCGCCGAAACAGGCGGCATGAAAGGCTCCAGTCGTTCTGGTGGGGTTGCCAAAGAGGAATTGCATGGGCTCGCCGTCGGTCAGCCCACCTTCCGAGACTTCGTGTATTTTGTCGGGGACCGCAGAATCTTCATCGTTGATATAGAAGCTGGTTGAGTCAGCAGCATGTTGACCGGCGAAAGCCTCGCTGTTCTCCTCACGGCAGGATTGAGGCGCGCAGAACCAGCTTTCTTTGTAGTCATTGTGATACATCCGGTTCGCGCTGACGGTAAACCACGGCGCCGTAATGCACAGCTTCGTCCATTCCTGCACCGTCGCCCACGTCTTCGTCTCGAGCTGCGTAAACGTATTGGCCGTAATCGTGCCCTTGCAGTTGGGCCGCGTGGACATGATCCAATCGACCAGCCACGCCACCATCACGGACTTGCCGATGCCGTGACCACTTGACACCGCCCGGCGGATCGGCTTGACTGCATTCAGGCCATCGAAGCCATTGGCCGCCACTTCGAGCCCTAAATCGGCGAGAAAGGCGGTCTGCCAGCTATCGGGTCCGGGATGCTTCAGGAGGCGGCCTGGTTCGCCCCACGGGTAGCCTTCCAAAACGAAGCGCAGGGGATCTTCCGCACAGTCCCGCGCCCATTCGGCTAAGGCGAGGTCTTCAACGGGACTCAGACTGGACAAGTCCGAGACGCTCCTCAAGGTCTGGGATCGAATAGCACACGGGCATATGGTGCCGCTCGGCATACTCTTTCTCGAGCCGTGCGCCTGTGCTGGATTCCCAGCGCGGCATCATTAAGACATGCGTGCAACGGTCAATAATGGCGAAATCGTAAGCCAGCCAGTCGGCATGAGACAACGCCGACCACGCCGAAGGAAAGGCCCCGCTCAGGTGGGGCGAAAAACAGGGAATCTTCCGCCTGAGAAGATCGAGATAGACGCGCACGCCAGCGGCCGTATTCTCCTCAATCGTAAAACCATCTTTAGCCGTCATAGGGCCGCTGATGTAGACCAACACATCCTTTAGCATCTATTCCGCCTTTTTCCGTTTGGCCTGCCGCTGTTTCAACACATCCACCACGTTGATTGTCCCCTTCACTTCCAACTCTTGTGGCTGCTCTTTGGGACGGTCTAAGGCCCGGTCCAGTAAGGCCGTAAACGCCTGCGTATTCGGCGCCTGCGTCATGATCTTGAACGCACTGGCCCCCACGGCACAGGCCGCATCGATCTGCTTCTCGTCCGTCGCTCGAGCAAAGGAGCCATCAGGCATCCGGAGGACCATGTATTGCACGCCTTTGGCGTGTTCCACCTGGGCGGCAATCATGGGCTTGAGTTCAGCCACGACCAGTTGACGGAGCACTTCCCGATGAAACTCTTTATCGACGGTGGCCTTGTTTTTGGCCCCTTTGGGTCGGCCGGCGCCTGGCTGCTTTCCGCCTCTGGGCATGATTCAAAAATCTAGGAAATCTTACTACGGCTTATTCCTGGGACTCCGGAGCGCCAGTGAATGATAGCCAGTCGCGTAATCGCCACAATGCGGCACGATATTGATGCCACGGCGCTTGGTCCTCGTCTTGTGCAGACTCACGCGAAAGGCTTTGAAGTCCTATACATTCTTCGGCGTCACAACGACACGGCCGAACCGTACGGCCCAGTCGTCGAAGTTCAACAACGGTTAGCCCTGATCGTTGGGCGTACTCGCGTTCAAAAGCCCAAGAGCGCCAGAGGTTTGTGTATTGATTCGCCATTTCCAGGTCTTCTCCGATTGATAAATGCGAACGGACCTTCGGGGAGTGTTGAAGATTTCATAGTTGGGACTCCGGAGCGGGGGAGCTGAGGGCCGCCAACAAGGCGTGAATGGCATCAATCGTCGCCGCCTTGTCTGCCGCTGGCGCATCGACAGCATGCATAACTAGTTCCATTTGCTCCAATTCGGCCCGATCTGAAGAACCAACAAGTCCGACCAATGCCGCTTGTAGCTGCTGGCGTGCGCGGCGCTCGGTGGCGAGCTGGGCCTTCAACGATTCGTTTTCTTGAACCAGCTTCTCGTCGGCTGAGTCGAGCTTCTGAACCATCAGCCGATCGAGTTGCCGCGCCAATGTTTCATAGCGACGAGCGTGCTCAATATTCTGCTCGGTGAGGGAGGCGATCTGCGCCTGTGCCGCCTCTAACTGATTGAGCACTTGTCGCACGCCTTCAGGGATCGTGCAAGGGCCGATACCCGCATCAGAGAGCATGACGGAGATCGTGCGTGCTTGTTCTTCCAGTCGATCGCTCATGGCTTCCCTTCCGGTGGCGAGCAGGGCTTGCAGACGACTTAGTTCGAGTGTGAAATGGTCAAGCGTCCGATCGACATCATCGGCTTGGTAGGCATCGATCCAGCCTCCATTAATGCGCTGAACCTTTAGGCGTTCAAGCCCTTCACTCATGACTTCAAACTCGGATAAGCCACG